GTTCTTGTTAGAAGTATTCCATCATCACCATCAGCCATAGATAAAGCAAGATGTAATTTATTAGAAGGAGTTGTAGTTCCTATTCCCATTTTACCATCGTAAGAACCTTGTGAACCTCCGAAGAAGAAATCACCATTGCCAATATCAACATCAGCCTCCCCATTGTATGATAGATATAGTTTCGATGTAGCGTCTTCTTCGTAATGTAATGCTAAGTCATTACCTACTACTAATCTCATTCCATCGTCTTGCATCAAGATGTAGGTATTGCTATCTCCATTGTGGTAAATATAATCATCAACACCAATACTACCTGCTACGTCTAATGTATAATCGGGAGTTGTAGTTCCTATTCCTACTTTACCATCTTGTAAAATACTCATGGATTCAATGGCAGTTGCTTCTTCGTTATCCATAAACATAGCATATCTATTACCTGTACCACTACCACTACCCATGTATTTCATTGAAAAACCATAATTAGAATCATTAGATTCTCCCGAATTACCTGCCCCATCTGCACCTGAACCATTCCCATCTACTCTTAGTAAGGTAATATCATTACCATTACTTCTTGCTCCTATTCTAATAGCCGTTCCTGCATTGGATGAAATAGTAGGTAATATTCTAACTGAACCACTTTGAACATCTAACTTATATTCGGGAGCAGTAGTACCTATTCCGACTCTTTGATTAGCACCATCAATTACTAGTATGTCTGAATCATCTGACGAACCAAGATACAATTTACTATTTGCTTGTCGGTCATATAAGTAGGAAATAGAACCGGATTTTGTTAACAATAGTGAATTGCCATCATTACTTCCTGAAGTATTATCTGTATCACTAAGATATAGTCTAGGAGTTGAATTCTGAATATATAGATTAGTTCCATCATAGGTTAAGGTTGATTCACCTGTCATGGCATCTGTACCTGTTGCAGTTAATATTCTATTATTAGCACCATTAGCCATAAAGTCAGATACATCTACACTAAATGTTTTACCTGATAAATCAAGACCTGTTCCTGCCGCTAAATGTTGAGTTACATTTGATTCTGCAATTCTAGCATCTGCAAATGTACCGGAAGTAATTTTACTTGTTGCTAAATTTGGAATATGAGATG